CACCCTAGGGAGAGAATTGGCAACCGCATTGATCGTAACTGACTGCGGGTCAGCAAAGGCCATAGCATTGCTCTTTCAGTTGTCGCTTCACAGCGATAGTTGACTGGGCTTATGCCCATTCCGCGGAACTACTTCTGTTCGTTCCACGGTCGGCCGCCTTTGGATAGACCTAAGGCAGCAACGATGGCGATCTGTTTTGCCGATAAGGCATTAAGATCGACACCAAAACCGAAAGGGGTAGCTGGTAGGCGCTTAAGTCGACGATAATACTCTGTCGACTGAGACGCCTGGCCAAGATTGCCGTCATACATAGTACGGGTTCTATAATTGTCAGATTTCGACATTATATATCCATACTGCATGACCAAGCCATCATGGCCTAGGGCGGAAATGTTCCTTAAAACATCTCCGGTATTCCCAAACCAGTCTGCCATCCACGACCATGGCGTCAAGTTCCAAACAAGCTCAGGGGTCAAACGAAGCCCCAGAACTTTATTAGCGAGAGCAGCATGCTCTCGTATTGCTCCCATAGTAGTATCGGGAACAGGAACATGATACCTAAAGCAGCCCTCAAACCAAGTCTCCGACTTAACGGAGTTGAGGATGTCTGCTCTACCCCAAGACTGGTAGCCACCAGAAAGGAAAATCCCTTCTCCGGCTCCAGAAGCTGAGGTGGTCGTGTTTGTAGATGGATAGTCATATCGCCGCTTAATCTTCTTATCAGACCCTCGCTTATAACTAGCGATGATCTGATCAGAATTTTTAATAGCGTGGAGAGCTTTTCTAAAGTCGGACATGAGTGGTTTCCACCCAAATTCAACATTTAGATATTCATCTCCAGCGTTGACAGCTCTTTTTACCTTTTGTTTAAAAAGGCCAGAAAGAACTAGCTTCGGAAGCCCTTCTCTAAGCTCCCCAATTGCTTGGGCAGCATTAAAAGAAGGATTCGTTGGCGAGCAACGCGCGACGGCGGTAGTGCCCTGAGAATAAAGTGTTGAATCACTTTTCTCCCCAGGGTCAGAGATAGATCCAAAAGCGTCTCCGACCGGGGCATGGGGCCCTTGAGCTCCACCCCACGGCCAGTAGACCGGACTAACTCCCCGCCATCCTCCTTTATAGAGGATGAACGGTCCACCTGCATCTCCAGAGGATTGCTTCCAGCCTGGATGGTTAAACGTGGTTAAATCATATGAATTCCATAAGAAATAATCATGTCTAGACCCCCAGACGGTATACGACAAGTCAAA